TCGAATCAAGTATACAACAACAAATGGAAGCTGAGATTCTACTTGGTAGACAATTGAATCTTGATAAAGCTCGTCAATTAGCGTTGTCTGGTGATATTGAAGGTTTACAACGAGAAGTATTAAAGAATGTAGGTTCAGAAGCAGAATTTAATGCAATGAATGTTCTTCAAAGAAGAGCTTTAGCACAATCTATAGGTATTAGTGTAACAGAGTTATCAAAGATGGTAGCTAATCAGAATAACATAAATAAAGCTACAGAGACTCAAAAGGGTATGACAAATTTGTTAGCTACGATTATGAAAGAAGTACGTGGATTAAGCGAAGATTTAATTAAGATTTGGATGGTGTTGAAACCAATATTTATGATAGCTTTAG